GCCTGTGGCCATGACAGCCGGGTGGCGACATCAGAGCACCCGAACCTTACCGGGGTGCGGTTTCGCTGTGCCAAATGCGGAAATCGCGCGCCGGAGGTCGCCGTCTGGCCCATCTGGCAGCGGGCATTCCGACGCGAGGGCTGGTCGCCCTGGAGGTGAAGGCGGGACAAGCGCTCACGCATTGCCGCCGCCGATCATGCCGAGCGCCTGCATGTAGAGGTCGAGAATGGCCTCTTCCTCCTCGCGCTCTTGCGGCTGCTTCTTGCGCAGGGAGATGAGCTTGCGCAGGATCTTCGCGTCGAAGCCGGTGCCCTTGGCCTCGGCGTAGACCTCCTTGATGTCGTCGCCGATGACCTTCTTCTCCTCCTCGAGACGCTCGATGCGCTCAATGAAGGCGCGGAGCTGGTCGGCTGCAATTCCACCTGCATCACTCATGTGTCGGGATCCTTGAGGTTTGATCAGGGCAGGGAACGCCCCTGCCAGGGCGTGAGGTCGGTTTCATCGGCGTGCTGCCAGCGCAGGCCCATGGCGAGCGCGGCTGCGCCGGCAAGCGCGATGGCGACGAGCGCCAGCGCAGCCGCGCACAGCAGAGTACCGACGAAGACAAGGGCGACGGCCGCGGTCATGCCCGGCTCGTGCGAAAGCTGAATGTGTGGGAGGTCAGGCGCGGTGCGCTGGTGTCGTGCAATGGCATTGTGTCCTCCCATCGGATGATGATGGGTACGATAAGAGGACTAATCCTATCAATCAATCGGAAAAATTCAGGGTAAGCGGAATTTTCCTACTATATGACGTGTGGGATATTGGCGCTATTGGTCTGCAGGATGGGGTCTTGGTCTTTAGACTGTGAAGCGGCCAACGTAGCGGCCGATGACCATCAATTCTTCAATTCCCATCGTGTATTCAGAGTGACGCGGGTTATCCGAAATCACGCTCACGCGGTCGTCCCGCACCTCTAGCCGTTTCACGATCAAGCCGCCAAACAAATCAACAATCGCATAGATGCCGTCGGGAGAGGGGACGCGGTGTCGTGTGTCAATGAAAACGGTGTCACCGCTCGCTAGCGTTGGTTCCATGCTGTCACCTTGTACGGTGAATGCAGCTAGGTGGCGGGGGGGTACGTTGATCCGATCATGAAGCCAGGAGGGGAGGCGCCAATAGTCACGCACCAGTTCGGACGTGAATGTTAGGCCATTTCCATTGCTGTCCGTAACATGCGTGCTCAGTCCTCCGCCTCCGAGTCCTGCCGTAACGTCGATCTCGGGGGTGGTGTCTGCTGGAACGGCTTTTTTGCCGTCTTCGGTTACGATGTCGCGGGTCGGTGTCTCGAATGGGTGCGATCGGCGCGGTCCTCCGATCTCTTCTTCATTCACTCTCAGGATCGAGGCTAGCCGTTCACGATCTCGTTCCTTGAGTTCGCGAGGAATTCCGCGTGTCAGGAACTGCTGCAGATAGGCGTGATTGCGGCCCATCTGCAAGGAGATGTCTTTGTAGTCGAGGCCGAGCTCTGTTGCTCGTTCGATGATCCGCTTCCTGACGATATCCATTGGAAAATTCCTATTGGATTGACAATCGTCCGTGAAATAGTAATTCTCCGCTCGAACGGCAGGAATAGTCCTATGAAGGTGCCGCATGAGCGAGATGGAATCATTCATCCAATCAGTTGAGCGGTTCATCGTTGCTCGACAGTGGACGGCCACGCGGTTCGGTCGAGAGATGATGAACGATCCGCGTTTCGTATTTCAGCTCCGGACTGGGCGCGAACCGAGATCGACAGTGCGTCAACGGGTTCTGAAGAAGATGCATGAGGCCGCGTCGTGATCGCCGCGCCCTCCTTCCGGCCGGACCGGCGCCTTGGACTTGGCGGGGCTACTCGCTGTCGGAGTGCGGCTGTTTCAGGCCGAGGTTCTTTGCGAACCAGTGTTCGATCTCCCGCTCGTAGCCCTGGCTCCGGAGCTCCTGAACGGCACTGGTGGTTATGCCGGCGTCTTCTTTCCGGTTTCTCAGTTCCGGCAGGGGAGCGGTGGGGGGCACCGCGTAGCGCAAGGCTTTTTCCCTTTGTTGCGACAACCATGCGGTTCGTCCTTCCGGGGCCTGTGCCGCGCCTTGCTCCAACTGGTCCTGGAGCAGTCTCAACAGCCCGTACAGCGGGCCCACCGGCTGCTGATCCACGTCATCGCTCATCGTGCAGTCCATCTCCTTCGCTTGCGCGCGCAACTGCAGGAGATTTCAGCACAGGCGTTCGTTTCACGTCCATCGTTTTGACAGGGGTGCGGCCTTTCGGCCCCGCCCCCGCCGGCCCGCGCGATTGGGTGTCTCGCGCGGGCCGGCCTCCCTGTCGGCATGCGGCCGGCGCCCCGCGAGGCGGTGCGGAGCGCCGCTGCCGGCTGGCGGGGGCGATCCCTTGCACCGGCTTGCCGCCTGACGGTGCGGCGACCCGGAGAATGGCCGTGTGCGGCCGGTCCGCACAGGTCCAACCGTCTTCCCGTGTTTGGAGGCCCTGCGCAGGTGGGGCCGGTTCTGGAGGCATGACATGAGCGCAGTGAAGCCCCGTCCGCGCGGCTCCGTTCACGATGCGATCACCCGGGCGTTCGACGAGATCCAGCAGCGCACCGGCGAGCAGGGCATCGCGGCGGCGGCCGCGACACTCGGCGTGTCGCAATGGCTGCTCTATGCGGCCTCCGATCCCGACCGGGATGGCGAGCTTTCGCTCCTGCGGGCCGGGCTGCTGACGCAGGTCTATGGCATCCGGGAGCTGGCCGAATGGCTGGCGGACAAGGCGGGCTGCGACCTGGTGGAGCGCACGCCGGCCAGCGGGCCGGGGTTTTCCGGTGTTCTGGCCGCCCTTGGCCAGACGGTGCAGGACCTCTCGGACCAGCATCTTTCCGATGACGATGTGCGCAACATCCAGGCGCTCATCCGCAAGCTGCACGGGCTCATGGCGACGGACCGCGCTTCGGCCGGGGCCCGCCTGCAGGAGGTGCGGACATGAGCGCGCGCGGCGAATGCGACCCGCTGGCCGGGTGGACGGCCGAGCGGACGCACAGGCTGGACACCGCGGCGGACCGCTCGCGGCTGGCGGGGCTGATCATGTGTGTTCTGGCGCTGGCGATCGTCGCCGCCGTGCTGGCGGGGTGCCGGGCATGAGCGCGGGCCGGTTTACCCCTCAGGAGCGCAAACACGCGCGGCTGGTGCTGGGGCTGTTCGTGCAGGGTGCCGACCATGCCGGGCGGGACATGACCGACGCGCCGGGCGTGCTGGAGGATTTTCGCGCGGGGCGGTTCATCTCCGATGCGGCGATGCTGGAGATCGCGGCGTGGCTGGAGCTCACCCGCGGCGACCTGACCCGGGCGGCGGCGGTGGCGGCGGCGCGGGACGGGCGGCTGTTCACCCGTGTGCGGAGCAACGGGAGGGCGGCGGCGTGAACCGCGATTATGCCCATGTGCTGACCCGCCCGCAGGCGCTGGACTGGACCAGCTTCGGGCGGGCGCTTGCCGCCGAAATCCGCTTGCGCGGGATCACGCTGCAGCAGGTGGCCGACGAGGTGCGGCTTTCGCGCGCCACGATCAGCCGTGCTTCCACCGGGCATGAGGTGGGGCTCGTGGCGCTGCTGAAGCTGTGCGTGTGGTGCGATCTGAACCCGTTCGAGCTGATGCGGCCCGACGACCGGAGGCCGGCGGAATACGTGTGCCCGGTGGCCGAGAGGGGGTGTTTCACGTGACCACCCCTCTGAAACTATCTGATGTGCAACGGGAATTTTCAGGCGTCGGGCGTGGGGAGCATTTGGGCGAACCAGCGGTCGACCTCCTGCTCGAGCTGGCGGTGAAGCTCATCCCGGAGCGCGCGGGACTGATCCGGGAGCGTCGGGTCGAGCAGGGTTGCGACCGTGTCCGGCTCTATGCGGAGCGTGTCACGGGAGAGCAGCTTCGCGCGCTCACGCCATGCCGCGATGACCTGGTCGCGCGGTTCCGGCGACCTGGCGGCGTCGGCCTCGATCACCTCCCTGAGGAGGGAGAGAAGCACGGGGATGCGCAGATCGTTGCCGCTCGAGAACTCCATGCGCGTGCCTTTCCTCTTTCAGGGGCTTGCGGCCCCGCATCGCGGTGCCCGGCAGGAGGTGCCCCCAGCGGGCGGGCGCTGTCAAGCGCGGGGGTGGTGGAAGGTGGGGGCGATGATGAGCCGTGAGCGAGAGGCGGTGGGCGACGGCGTGCGGCGGTCGACCGACGAGCTGGCGAGGGCGCTGGACCGCGCCCGGCTGCTGCACGAGCGGCGGCCGGACGATGAGCGCGCGTATGTGCGGTTTCTGGAGGCGAAGCTCGCGTTCGAGGACCGGCGCGCGCGCGAGCAGGTGGCGGACCTCGCGCGGCGGAATGACGTCTTGCGGCGCAGTCTCGCTCTGGCCAGTGCGGAACTGGCGCGGCGTTGCGCCCAGCTGGAGGCGTTCGGGCGGCTGAGCGTGAACGCGTCGCGTCCGCGTGTGAACCATTCCACCCGTGGTGCTACGTCAGCAGGGCAGCTGATGCTGCTCGATGAGGGGAGGGCCGGAGAATGAAGGCCCTTTGCGCTCTCTTGCGCCCCGATGCTCTGTGTTCAGGCTTCGTGCGCGGTGCGCGCGGCAGTGGCAAGGGCGAAGGGAATGGCGGCGAGGGTGCAGCCTTCCGCAATGTCCTGGGCAAGGGCGGGGTCGGCGCGGATCGCATCGAGCTCGTGCGGGGCTTCGGGCATGTCGGCATCCTCGGCAAAGAAACGCAGGGCCGTGGCGGCATTGCGGATCGCCTCGTCCAGGGTTTCGCCGGCCGAAAAGCAGCCCGGCACATCGGGGAAGTGAACGCCGTAGGCGCTGCCTTCGTCCTTGTGAATGACGGCGATGTAGTGGCGCATGGTTCCTTCTCCCGTGTGGGCTGGGGTGTGCATGATACTGCGCATAGCACGCGGGTGGCGGCATGAGCCACGAGGCGACGACCTGGGCGATCCGCCAACGGGGGCTGCCGCCGGCTGCCAAGCTGGTGCTGTGGCACCTGTGTGACCGGTATCACCCGGACCATGGCTGTTTCCCGTCCCAGGGTACGCTTGCCGACGATTGCGAGCTGTCGCGCTCGACGCTCAACACCCATCTGGCGCTTCTGGAAGAGCGCGGGCTGATCCACCGTGAGGCGCGGCTCGACCCGCGCACGAAGCGTCAGGCCTCGACGCGCTATCGCTTCCCCTTCGAGGAGGATTTTCCGGCTGCTGCCGAGGCTGAAAAGCCGTGTCCGAAATCCGGACACGGGTCCGACGAGGCGCCGCAAAGCCGTGTCCGGAATTCGGGCCGAGCCGTGTCCGGCTGGTCGGACACAGAACCAGTAATAATAACCCGTAATATATCCCCCCCAAAGCCCCCCCTTGCCGAGCCGGACAGCGAGCGGCCCGCCACCGGCTGCGCCTCGACAGCGAGCGGCGTGGCGGATGGCGGGGATCGGGAGCAGGGCGACGCGGTCTCCCCGCCCGTGGCGGCGGCTGATGACGTTCGCCGGGAAGGGGAGTGTGAGGCGGGAGACGCGGCGCAAGCCCCGGCCTCCGTGGATGGGGCTGCCCGCAGCGCAGGGGGCCGGAAAGCGCACGAGACCAGGCTTCTCAACGATTTGTTGCGGCAATGGCCCTCCGGGCTGACCGAACGGCGCAAGCGCATCGATGCGGCATGGGAGGGGCTTTCCGCCCAGGAAAAGCGGGACGCGGCGCGGCGGGGGCCGGTCTATCTGCGCCGGGTTGCGCAGGCGCGGCGGAAGCCGGGCACTCTGGCGCGCTATCTGGCCGATGCGCCGTGGCGGGTGTTGCCGGATCCGAGCGAGCGGCCGGTGCGTGCTGCCGAGGCGGGCGAACGGCGGCTGCTGAGCGAGGAGGTCGGCTGGAGGTTCCTCGAGCATGCCGATGCGCATGAGGTGCTGACGGAGGCTGCTGCGGATGAGCTGGTGCCATATCTGCTCGACGAGGTGCGCAAGCGGCACGAACTGCCATCGCTCGATGACTACGCGCACATGCGCGGTGAGTGGCAGGAAAGCCGGGCGGCATTCCTGCGCAGTGTCGAGACCTCAAGCCAGACCGTCATGGGGCCGAGCCTGCGGCGAGTTGCGGAAGAGCGGGCGGAGCGGCATGAGGCGGCGGCGGTGCGGGCGCGCGCCATCCTGGGGCTGGCACGGGACGGCCCGCCCGAGCGGATGGCGCATGGATAGGCGGGAGTGATCATGGCGGCGATGGCGGAACGGGCAATGGCGGAAGACAGGCGAGAAAAGGTGCTGGCGAGCGTGAGGGCCACGCGCGAGAGGGCGGAGGCGCAGGGCGACCCGCTGGGGATCCGCCGGAGGCCGGCGGCGAAGGAAACCCGCCATGCAAGCGGTCAGGCGGCGGCGAGCGTGCGCAAGGCACGCGATCCGCTGCTACGATCGAGCGGGACTTTGAAGCGGCTCGCGTCTGGTCCGAAGGCGGTGCTCGGCAAGAGCGACCTCGACACGGCCCGTTGTCTGGCGTGGCTATGGGAGACGGAAGCCGGTGGCGGGCTGGTGCGCGCGATTGACTGGACGCTCGAGCGCGTTGACGGTGGACGCGGTCCGGTCGAGCCGGACCTGATGTGCGGCGCGTCGGATGCGCACGGATGGTTGTTGAAGGTTCGGCTTGAGGTGGGTGCGCGGGTGTTTCGTGTGCTCCATCGGATCATCGCCGAAGGCGAGTCCGTCACGGCCATCGCGATGGATATGGAGGAAGACGCAGGAGCGCGCGCCTCTGGCGGCTGTAGCAGGCTCACTCGCGACCATGTCTCGAGGATGCTTCGCGACGGGCTTGAAGATGCGGGGCATGTGCTCGGTCCTGTGAGGGATGTTTCTGTGCTTGTGGGTTGACATGTGTGGCACCTATGAAGCATGTTTCACACACATTCGAGATTTGCGCCCGGCGGGGGAAACCCCGACCGGGCTTTTTCATGGGCGGTTGCGCATGAAACGTCCTGGCAAGCGAAATAGGTGGGGTGGTTGGCGTCGAGGCTTTCGGCGCGAGCGCATTGTTGTGCCGTTTCGCAGGCCGCGCCGTCATGTGTATGTGCTTCTGCTTTCGATCGCTGGCGTTGCGGGTCTCGGTTTTCTTCTCGGCCTTGCCTATTGGACCGAGCCTTCGATCGGCGATCGGCTGGCAAACCTGCGTTCCGTTGTTCTCAGCTGGTTGCCTGAGCCCGAGATCGTGAAGGGGCGGGTCACTCATGTGCGCGATGGCGACACGATCGAAATCGGCAGGGTGGCCATTCGGATCGCGGACCTGGACTGCGCCGAACGTTTCACGGCCAAGGGCAAGATCGCGACGCGTGTCATGCGGCAACTGGTCTCCAACAAGGTCCTGAGCTGCGAGTTGGAAGGTCGCAAGTCGTATGACCGGGAGGTCGGGACCTGCTATCTGCCCGATGGGCGGGACGTTGCCGAGGTTCTGATCGAACGGGATGTGTGCGGCCGCTGGTGGTAGGGCGCTGGCATCGAAGGATTGTGGCCGACCGCTTTTAGGGACCGTACGGGGACCAAACTCAATACGGGCGGACTCAGTGTTTGGGTTTGCCAGTCTGACGGCAAAACCAAAGCCGCAACACCGCAACAGTGACGGGCGCAACAAGCTGCCTGAACTCAACAATTCCGCAACACCGGGGCGCTTGATGATGGCAACGCAGACCTTGCCAGCAGACGACCGTGCTGTGTCGGCTGCGGAGTTCGCGCGTCTGCGCGGGGTGCATCGCAGCCAGGTCACGCGGTACGTGAAAGACGGGAAGATCAGCGGCGATGCGCTGGTGCCGTCGGGTCGCGGGGTGAAGATCCGGGTGAAGCTTGCGATGGCGCAGCTTCGCGAGCGGCTGGATATCGGTCAGCAGATCGGCAACGGCATCGACGCGCGGACCTCGCTCGAAGGGGAGCAATCCGAAGGGGCGCGGTCCGAGGGGGCGCTGTTTGCGGACGTGCGCGAGGTGCCCGGGTGTCGTGCAGCGGCCGGGCGTGGTCCGTCGATCGAGGAGCAGATCAAACGCGAGCGGTTGCGCAGTGTGCAGTTCGCGAACCGCAAGGCGGCTGAGGAAGAGGAGGCGCGCAAGGGCCGCCTCATGGAGACGGACGCGGCACAGGCGCGGATGACGGGGCTTGTCTCGCAGACGCTTCAGGCGTTCGAGGGCGGTCTTGCGGACATGGCGACGGCGATCGGCGAGCGGTTCGAACTCCCGCAGCGCGATGTGCTGCACCTGCTGAAGGGCGAGTTCCGCAAGGTGTGCGCCTCGGCTGCGGAGCGGGCGCGCAAGCGGCTTGCGGAAACCCCGGCAACGGTCGAGACGGTGGTGCGGGGCGAGGGCGAGGACGCGTCATGACGCACATGATCGTCGAGACGGCGAACGCCGAACACGTGGCGCTTCAGGCGTTCATCGAGGTGATGACGCCCCCGCCGCCGGTGGATTACCTGGCCTGGGCTGGAGACAACATCGTGTTCTCGGCGCGCGAGAGCTCGTTCCCCGGACCGTACAATCGGGAGCTGTTTCCCTACTTCGACGAGATCCTGACGGCGCTTTCGCCGGAGGATCCGTGCCGGACCGTGACGCTTCAGGGAAGCGCGCAGATCGGCAAGACGGTGGTGGCGAACATCTTCACGCTGGGGTCGATCGCGATGGACCCGGGCGACTTCCTGGTGGTGCATCCGACGGAGCCGAACGCGAAGCGCTGGTCGAAGATGAAGCTCTCGCCGATGCTGAAGAACACGGCGAGCCTTCGGCACCTGTTTCCGATGTCGAGCCGGGACGGGTCGGATTCGGTTCTCTACAAGGAGCGGCGCGACGGGCGTGGCGCGATCCAGATCTCGGGCGCCAACTCGCCGGCCTCGCTGTCGCAGGTCAGCATGCGGCGGCAGTTCCAGGACGATCTCTCGAAGTGGGAGATGAACGCGGCCGGCGATCCGGAGGGGCAGGCGGACAGCCGGTCGAACGGGTTCGAGTTCGCGAAGATCCTGAAACTGTCGACACCGCTGATCATGCCGGGTTGCCGGATCACGCGCAGCTATGAGGCGGGAAGCCAGGAGAAGCCGCATGTGCCGTGTCCGCATTGCGGGCACATGCAGGTGCTCACCTGGTCGAACATGCTGGAGTACCTGGACGAGGACGCGCCGGAGAATGCGCACTTCGTGTGCGAGGATCCGGACTGCGGCGGGATCATCGAGGAGCATCACCGCAAGGCCATGCTCGCCCGGCTTGAGTGGCGGGCCGACAACCCGAAGGCCAGGCGGCATCACCGCTCGTTCTGGATCTGGGCGGCCTACTCGGTCCTGACCACATGGGAGCGGATCGCGCGGGCGTGGCTCGCCGCGAAGGGGGAGCCGGCCGCGGAGCAGGTGTTCTTCAACGACCAGGCGGGCGAGGCCTATGTCACGGAGGGGGATGCGCCGGACTGGGAGGGTTTGCGCGACCGGGCCGAGGCGACCGGCCATGCGCCGGGCGTGATCCCGGCGGGTGCACTGGTGACGACGCTTGGCATCGACTGTCAGGACGATCGCGTCGAGGCGCAACTGGTTGGCTGGGGGCGGAACCGGCAGCGCTTCGTGATCCAGTACTTCGTCATTCCGGGGCACATTCGCGAGGATGCGACGCGGGCCCGGCTCGATGCGCTTTTGAAACAGACCTGGCCGAATGCCTTTGGCCAGCGGCTGCCGGTGGACATGGTGGCGATCGACGGCAACGCCTATACGCCGGAGGTGTGGGAGTGGGTGCGCCGGCATCCGGCAAGCCGGGTGATCATGGTGCGCGGCGCGCGTTCGGAAACCTCGCCCCTGTTGCAGCGGGTGAAGAAGGAGACGGACGAAAAGACGGGCAAGCTGAAGCGCTACTCGCGCCGCTTCTACAACTTCAACGGCGCGGTTCTCAAAATGGCGCTCTACGCGAACCTGCGGAAGGAGGACCCGCTGGAGGCTGGCTACGTGGGGCTGCCGCGCGGTCTGGAAGACGAGTACTTCCGGCAGCTGACGGCGGAGCGGCGTGTGGAGAAGGTGCAGAAGAGCGGCTTCAAGGTCTACGTGTGGGAGAAGGACAAGGGGCAGGCCAACGAGGGGCTGGACACGATGAACCAGGCGGAGGCGGCGGCCATGCGCTTCGGCGTGCGCTCGTTGACCGATGCCATGTGGGACAAGCTCGAGGCCGAGCGTGAAGTGGCGCCGCCTGAACGGCAGCTCGATCTTGAGGAGCTGCCGCTTGTGCCGGTGCAAGAGGGCGAGGGGCCCGTGCGGAGCGAGGGCGAGGCTCCGGTGACGGCGGCTTCCAGGCGGGGCCCGTCCAACGGCAAGTCCGGCGGCCCGTCCAACGGCAAGTCCCATGGCAAGTCTCTGGGCTCGCTGGCGCGCAACCTGAACGGATAGATCATGACAACCAGCGTTCCTTCGATCCCGCGTCCGGTGGATGCGGGCGGTGCCGCCGTGCGTCCGCAGGCCGGGTATCTTCGGCCCGACCGCACCGGCTTCATTGCGGGATGGACCCAGCCCGCGTTGCGGGAAAGCCGGCATGACGTGCGTGCGGCGTGGCGGCCGGTGGCGGCGCGTGCGGTGGAGACGATCCAGAACTCGGGCTGGATGGCGGGAGCGGTCGACCAGGCCATCGCCGACACGCTGGGGACCGGGCTCAAGCTCAACGCGGTGCCGGATGCGGAGGCGCTGGGGCTGTCGGAGGACGAGGCGAGGGCCTTTGCGCGCCAGATCGAACGGCGCTGGCGGCGCTGGTCGCGCCGGCCGCTGGAATGCGATGCGCGCGGCAAGATGACGGTCAACATGATGGCCGATGCGATGCTGAGGTCGCACTACGCCTATGGGGAGGGGGCTGCGCGGATCCTGAGGCGCAAGCGCACGTTCGCCCGCTCGGCGACAAAGGTGCAGCTGTTCTCGCCCTTGCGGATCCAGCACGAAACTGCGGAGGAGCTCGGGCTCTATCAGGGGGTGTTCGTCGACGGCGACGGGCTTGCGACCGGCTACCGGGTCAAGGCGCAGGTGGGGGGACATGAGCGCACGGTGGATCTTCCCGCGCGCGACCGGGACGGGTCGCCGCTCCTGGTGCATGTCTTCGACGGGGCGGCGGACCAGACGCGGGGGATCTCGCCGTTTGCGCCGATCCTGAAGGTGTTCCGTCAGGCGGACCAGCTGGCGGATGCCACGCTGGTGACGATGCTTCTGCAGACGATCTTCGCGGCGACGGTGAAGTCGGATTCGCTGTCGGAGGAGGCGTTCGACGGGCTCAAGGTCGACGAGGCGAATGGCGAGGTCACGGGCGAGCTTGGCGAGTACCTGAAGGCGAAGAACCTGTGGTGGGAGGGGAGCAAGCTGGATCTCGGCAGCTTCGGGCGGGTCAATCACCTGTTCGTCGGCGAGGAGCTTCAGTTCCATTCCACCAATCATCCGCACAACAACTATCTGCCGTTCCTGCGCAATCTGCTGCGCGAGATCGCGCGGGCGATCGGCGTCTCCTACGAGGCGCTGTCGTTTGACTACGAGAAGGCGACCTATTCGAGCGTGCGGATGGGGATTGCCTCGCTGTGGCCGCTGGTGACGCGCCGCCGGCTGCATCTCTCGGCGCCGTTCTATCAGGCGGTCTACGAGGCGTGGCTCGAGGAAGAGATCTTCCAGGGCTGGCTGGCGGTCCCGGGCGGCTATGGCGCCTTCCTCAAACACCGGGCGGCGATCTGTCAGGCGGAGTGGAACGGGCCGGCAAAGCCGACGGCGGACGATCTGAAGAGCGCGAAATCCATGGGCGAGCGCCTGGAGCGGGGCACGACCTCGCTTGCGCATGAGTGCGCGGAGATGGGGCTCGACTGGGAGGATGTCGCAGAACAGCGCGCGCGGGAGAGCGCACGCTACCGGCAGCTTGGCCAGGCGGACCCGCATGCGGCCAAGGGCTCGCCGCTGGTCGGAGACAATGGCGGGCCTGCCCTTGGCGAGGATGAAGGGGATGGGCCGGAGGATGGCCCGGAAGATGGCCCGGAAGAGGATCAGGGCGAAGACGACCGGGACGAAGAGGAGGCTGCGTGATGGCGAGCGTGTTCGACGGCATCGATACATCGAACCCTTGCGAGGTGCTGCCGGTGCTGCGTTCGGCGCTTTACCGGATGGCGGCGGGCGAGAGTGAGGTCCGGGTCAAATACGAGGAGTTCGACACGACCGTGCAGGCGGTCGCGCTCTCCGAGCTCCGGCGTCTGGTGAACGATCTGGAGCAGCGCTGCGCGCGGCTGGGCGGGGGTCGGCGGCGCCGCTTCGCGATGCGGGCCGGGTACTGAGAGAGGGACGGCACATGCCACAGGATCTTGAGCTTTCCTATCTGCGCGCCGCCTCGCAGGTGTTCGATCGTCCGTTGCTGATCTGCGAGACCAACGCGCTGATGATCGGCCAGTATCTGGCGGGGCGGATGATGCGGGAGGAGCCGGCCGCGCCGCGCGCGAACCGGTTCATCGGAGAGGAGCAGTTCGACCGGGAGGGGGACCAGCTGCGCTGGAAGGGCTATGCGCGCACCGGGTCGGTGGCGCGCATCAGCATGATTGGCGAGCTTGTGAACCGCGGCGCGTGGATGGGGGCGTCTTCCGGGCTCACCTCCTACGAGGGGTTTGCGGAACAGCTCGACCGGGCGGCGGCGGATGACGAGGTGCATTCGATCGTGCTGGACGTCAACACGCCGGGCGGCGAGGCGGGGGGCATGATCGAGACCGCGCGCAAGGTGCGCGAGATCGCGCAGCGCAAGCCAGTCCATGCGGTGGTCAACAGTCTGGCGGCCTCGGCCGGCTACGGGCTGGTGAGCGGGGCGAGCGAGATCATCGCGACGGAAAGCGCGTCACTTGGCTCGATCGGCGTTGTCTTCGTGCACTTCGACCGCAGCAAGTACCTGGAGGAGCGCGGTGTGCGGGCAACGGTCCTGCACGCGGGCAAGCGCAAGGTGGACGGTCATCCCTTCGCGCCGCTCGAGGGGGACGCGCTCGCCAATCTTCAAGGCCGCATCGACTATCTGATGGATCAGTTCGTGGGGCTTGTGAGCGACCATCGGGGCCTCTCGGGAGAGGCCGTGCGGGCGATGGAAGCCAATGTGTTCCCGGCACCGGTTGCCGTGGAAATGGGGCTCGCCGACCGGATCGGAACGATGGCGGG